TATTTAATAAAACAACAATAAAAATAAAAAACTTTTACCTTATGGCATATTTACCGAAGTTAGGCTTACCTAATTTATTAACTATAGAATACCTTAATGCATCTAAACTATGATTAAAAGCATCAATTGGTTTATTAGTGAGCTGACCATTCTTATCTTCTATGTATTTATAGTTTCTTAATTCCTTAATCATATTAACACTATCTTCTGTTACATATAATCTGTATCTTCTAATCATATCAATTCCAATATTTATAGAACCTTTAATTGTTTTCTTTGCATTAAAACCCATTCTATGAATTTCTTCTATTGATTTAGGTTCTGCTGAATCACACCATATTTCATCTCTGCGATCTAATCCTAATCTTTTTAATTCGTTTCCTATATCTTGGTTAGTCATTCCTGTTCTATATATCAGCTCTTTACAATACATATTATCTCCTTCTATATAGGTTTCTACTAAACTTGTACTGTCGTTTGAATATCCAAAATCTAATCCCCTACCTATTAATTTAGCTTCAAAAGGAATATTAGGAGTTGTTTGAAACTTAAATACAAGGCTTCTACTTGCTCCTCTTTCTCCTAAACCATAAACCCTCCAATAATTGTCATCAATACTTTGTAACCTTTCTATTTCATCTATAAGGGTTTGTTCAAGAAAAGGATTGTCTTTATAAGTTGTTTGATAAAATTCTACATCATCTCTTACTAATACCTTATCATATATCCAATGATACTCATCACTTGGGTTATAGTCTAATATTATTTTTTCTGTTGTTCTAAATAGTAATTGTTGCCAATCTTCATAATTAAGTTCATTGGCTTCATTAATAAAAAGTAATTCTCTTTTTCTACCTCGTATCTTAGTAGGTTGATCTAAAGATATAAATTCAAATCTATTACCATTTAAAAAATATTCGTGAGTAGATTTATGATGTAATTCTTCTCTATATAAATCATAAGACCTAAGTATTTCAAAGAAATCCCTCATTACAGTTGATCTAACAGCAGGAAATGTTTTCCTAACTATTGTAACTGTTTTCTTTTTATTGTTTACAGAATAGTTAAATATTAACCAAAGAAGAATATTATAAGTTTTTCCTGACCTTGTACCTCCCTGTTCTACTAATATTTTTTTCTTTGATTTTTGAAGATGTTTATAAACTTTATTTGTGTTGATCTCCTTCATCTATTATTTTAACAGTAAATAAGTTATCCCCATCAGCTCCTGTAATTTCTTGTCTTTCTACATAACCTCTGCCTTTACCTTTAGTCTTTAAATAAAATATAGTAGAAGTTACATTACCTTTTCCTATTTGTTTATACAATTGGCTTTCAGCAAAATCAAGAGCAATGTTAGCAATATCTTTAACATCCTTTGCAAACTCTTTATCTTCTTTTACCCATTTATAAAATGTGCTTCTTGGTACTTCTGCATTTTTACAAGCTACAGTAACTACACCAAAACTCTTTTCTAATGCCTTAAGTACTGACTCTTTTTTTATATGTCTACTTTTGTCCATTGCTATTATATTTTTTTCCATTAATTTTAACTTCAAGAGTTGAATCAAGTTTTAACATTCTATCTATTATTACCTGACAATATTTAGGGTCAAGTTCCATACCATAACATTTTCTTTTTAATTGATGTGCTGCTACCATTGTTGAACCTGAACCTAAAAATAAATCCATTATAGTCATTCCTTTTTTACTTGAATTATTTAGAGCATTTTCAATTAAAGGTATTGGTTTCATTGTTGGGTGTAAATCATTTTTTAATGTTCTTTGAAATTCCCATATATCTTCTTGCTTATATCTTTCTCCATAAAATGAATTATCAGGACATCCATAAACAATTGGCTCATATCTACTTTTAAAATCTTTACCACTTAATGTTGCTTGGTTTTTTTTCCAAATAATTATTGACTTCCATTTAAAACCACTTTCTTTTAAAGAATTTAATAACAAATCTAATTTTAAATCACAAAAACTAATATACCATCCTCCATTATTATATAATGAAATATTTAATAAAATTTCTTTCATAAAATTAATAAATTCATTATCAGGCATTGAATCATTTTTTATTTTATCGTGTTTTGTATTAGCTCCTTTATGTTTAAAAATTTCAATCCCATCTTTAGTTGTATTTGATAATTCTTGTCCTTTAAAATCAACATTGTAAGGAGGGTCAGTAAAAACCATATCAGCTTTTTCTCCATTCATTAATTTAGCAACTTGATCTGAATCTGTACTATCCCCACACAATAACCTGTGTTCTCCTATTTCTATTAAATCGCCTAATACAACATCGACTTTTATTTCTTCAGGTTCAGTATAATCATCTTCCTCAGCTTCTAAAACATCTTCTTCAAAAGGAAATCCCTCTAAACCCCAATCTTCTAACATTTCTACATCCCATTCATTAGCAAGTATATCCCAATCCCATTCTCCAAAACCTACATTGTCTTTTATTATAAATTCTTGCTCTTGTTCTTTAGTCAGTTTAGTTAGTTTTTGAATCCATACTTCTTTTAGTCCTGCTTCTATACAAGCCTTATGCCTCATGTTACCTCCTAATATAATATTATCCTTATTTACTACAATAGGTCTTATCTCAAGCATTTCAGGAAATTCTTTAATACTCTTTACTAATTTTTTGAACTTATGGTCTTTTATTAGTCTTGGATTTTCTTTGTTGGATTTTATTAAATCGATTCTTACTAACTCTTTATTCATTTGTTAAAATTTTTACTTATAATTATTGGGTTTATATCTTTACCCTCTTTAATTATATAACAAGATTCTTTTTCTGTTATAAGTATAGGTTTGTCCTTAAATCTTTTAGGAAACCTATTAATTACATATTCTTCTAACTCTTGCATATTATTATAACGATTTATTTTTCACTTTCTTCTTGTTGGTAAAAAAGTGTTTTTAAAAAATCATAAGCTACATTTACTTTATCTGCATCTAAATTAGATACAAACTGAGTTGCCAAATCTTGCTTTGTTTTTTCTCCTAAATCAGTTTTTTCAATATCATCTAACCAATTATTTAAATTAACACTATACTTTCTATAAACATCAAAAGTTCTTAAAGAATGTAATACAGTACTATGATCATACTTCTTGCCATTCTCTTTATAAAATTCTGCGATCTTATGTAAAGACCAACTATAAGTATTATATAATATAAAATTAAATAATGCTCTTGCTTCAACGTATTCTGTTCTTCTTGTGTTTCTAAGTATATCTAAACTTGTTACTTCTTTAATTTGTTTATAGAGTATATTTGCTCTTTCTTCTTTTTGGGTGTATTCTTTTAATCTCATAATTTTAATTTATAAAGTTCCTTCAATGTAATAATCATCTAATTCTTGACCCATCTCAAAAAATGTATTGTATCTATTTACCCCTTCTTTTGTTTTTTGTTTTCCACTTAAATAAAAGTCTTCTGATACATGAAATATTCCTATATCTAAACTTCCTTTATCAATTGCAACAAAAGTAAAGTTTTCATAAGGTATTTGAAATAATTCACAATAAATATAAACCTGTACATCATAACCATATTTCTTTGCAGCATAAGGAAATGATTTAATATCTGTTGTAGTTTTTAAATCTACTAAACGATTATCAGACAAAACATCTGCTTTACCTCTAAATGGATAATCCATAACATTACCTACTATCGGAACTTCAAACTCACAATCTGTAATATAACTTTTTGCCTTCTCATTTCTATAAAAAGCATCAGCCATCTTTTCAGCAGTATTTTTTTCTTTTATAGTAAATACCTTTCCATGTTCTTCTTTCGCTAATTTATAAGCCTTAGTGTTTTTACTTTGTACATCTACAAAATGTTGTGCATGAAATACATCAGGTTCTAATATACAAGTATGAAACAACCATCCTGCTCTTAAAGCATCACTTTCAGGACTTCCATATTTAGTTATATAATTGTATGTCTTAGGACTGCTTAAAAGTAATTTAATTGAACTACTACTTAATGCAAGTTTTGACATCTCTCCATAATAGAAAGAATCATCATACATCTTTTTAATTAAATTATTTTTTTTGTAGGTCTTCCCATCTAATAGTTTTATCATTTCTTAGTTTTT